CCGGATAAATCAAAAAATCCTTTTGCATATTTCACTCAAGTTATTCATTATGCATTTTTGAGAAGAATTCAAAAAGAAAAGAAACAACTGGATATTAAAACAAAGATTATTGAAAAGACCGGATATGATGAGGTCATGATGGTTGATGATAGCTTGCTTTCTGGGAACAGTTCGGAGTATAATAGCATCAAGGACGCCATTCAATACCGAAATAACAATCGATGAAAGTAGCAATTTTAAGCGACACACACTTCGGGGCACGAAAGGGTTCTAAGTATCTTCACGACTATTTTGAACTCTTCTATAAGAATGTGTTTTTTCCTGCACTGGAGGAGCATGGAATCGACACTGTGATTCATATGGGTGATGCTTTTGATAGTCGTAAATCGATCGACTATCAAAGTTTTGAATGGGCAAAGAGAGTCGTATTTGAACCATTGAAAAAGTATAAGGTTCATATGATCATTGGCAATCATGATTGTTATTATAAAAATACTAATAACACGAATTCTCCACAACTTTTACTTCAGTCATATCCAAATATTACGACTTATCAGGAAGTGATTGAAGTAAAGATAGATAATTTAAATGTTTTGTTTATTCCTTGGATCAATGCAGAAAATTTTGAGAATACTGTCAACGCAATTAAAATATCAAATAGCAAGTGCGCGATGGGGCACCTTGAGCTCAACGGATTTAGAGCGCATAGAGGTCACACCATGGAAGAAGGTATGGACAGCTCACTATTTGAGAAGTTCGAGCGGACATTTTCGGGTCATTACCATACACGATCAGACAACGGACGAATCTTCTACTTAGGAAATCCGTATGAAATGTTTTGGAATGATGTAAATGATTCAAGAGGATTTACAATTTTTGATACAGAAACTCTTGAACATTTTCATATAAACAATCCATATAAACTTTTTAGTAACATTTACTATGAGGATACTTCGTATCAAACATTTGACTTTTCTGAATATGAAAACAAAATTGTAAAAGTTATTGTTCGGAAAAAAACTAAGGTCAAGTCCTTTGAAAAATTTATTGATAAATTGTATTCTATTGGAGTTCAAGATCTTAAGATTGTTGAAAATTTTGAGATTCAAGAAAGTGAAAATTTTGAAATTACCGAGGAAGAAAGTACAATGTCTATTCTGAATAGATATATTGATGAATCTGAATTTGAGTTAGATAAAAATATTATTAAAGGTATATTTCAAAATTTATATAAACAAGCTTGTGAAGTAGAATAATATGTTTGTCCTTACATTAAAAAATCAAGAAGATGATGGTGCATATGCTGTTCAAGATAGATATGGACACAAAGTATTATTCTTATTTCAAGAGGAGGATGATGCCGAAAGATATGCTATGATGTTAGAAGATCAGGAAGACAAAGAAATGTCAATCATAGAAGTTGATGATGATCTTGCTATAAAAACTTGTAAACTGCATGACTATAAGTATGCAGTAATTACACCGAATGATATTGTGATTCCCCCCAAATCAAAAGATGATTGAGTTTAAAAAAATTCGTTGGAAAAATTTCCTATCTACTGGGAATCAGTTTACGGAAATATTTTTAAATAGTGACAACACCAATTTGATTATTGGTACAAATGGTGCCGGAAAATCTACTTTGTTGGATGCATTAACGTTTGGTCTTTTTAATAAACCTTTTCGCAAAATCAATAAACCTCAACTTGTGAATACAATCAATGAGAAAGATTGTCTTGTTGAAGTTGAATTTATTGTTAATGGTAGAGAGTATCTTGTAAGAAGAGGAATCAAACCAAATATATTTGATATTGAGGTTAATGGTAAAGTTCTTCATAAAGAAGCAGATGATCGTGCCAATCAAAAAATTCTTGAAGAGAACGTCTTAAAATTAAATTACAAATCATTCACTCAAATTGTTATTCTTGGTAGCAGCACATTTGTTCCTTTCATGCAGTTGACTACTGCTAATCGTAGAGAGGTCATTGAGGATCTTTTGGATATTCGTATTTTTTCTGCCATGGGTAATCTTTTGAAAGATAGTATGAGAGAAAGAAAAGATCAAATAAAATCTTTAGAATTAAAAAAATCTAATCTTAAAGATAAGATTGATATGCAACAGAAGTTTATTGAAGAACTTGAAAATCGTGGAAATGCTAATATAAACAATAATAAAAAAAAGATTACTAATTTAGATAATGAAGTTATTGTTTATATGAGAGAGAATGCCTCTCTTGAAGAAGATATTTTTAAGTATACAAAGGAGCAAGAAGAGGTTACTGGTGCTGCTAAAAAGTTATCAAAGTTAAATACACTTCGAGGAAAACTATCTCAAAAAGTAAGCACGATTACCAAAGAGCATAAGTTTTTTACAGAGAATACGGTTTGTCCCACTTGTCAACAGGATATTGAGGAAGAGTTTCGTGTAAATAGAATTAGTGATGCTCAAAACAAAGCAAAGGAACTCAAAAAGGGTTACGAAGAACTTGAACAAACAATTAAGTTTGAGCAAGAAAGAGAGCGTCAATTCATTGCACTTTCTCAGGAGATTACAAAACTAACACATGGTATTTCTAAAAACAATACTAAAATTGGTCTCAACCAAAGACAAATCAGAGATCTTGAACACGAAATTCAAACTATTACCAGCAACCTCCAGAATAGAAATACTGAACATGAAAAGTTAGAAGAGTTTAGAGAAAGTCTTCAAAGAGTATTTGGAAATTTATCAACTAAAAGAGAAGAATTAGTGCATTACGATTTTGCATATTCTCTCTTGAAGGACGATGGTGTCAAAACAAAGATTATCAAAAAATATCTTCCGTTTATTAACCAACAGATAAACAGATATTTACAGATGATGGACTTCTATATCAACTTTAAACTTGATGGTGAATTCAATGAAACTGTGGAGTCACCAATACATGAAAAATTTTCATACTCTTCTTTTAGTGAGGGTGAAAAAATGAGAATTGATCTTGCACTTTTATTCACATGGAGAGAAGTTGCAAGAGTTAAAAACTCTGTAAATACAAATCTTTTGATTATGGACGAAGTATTTGATTCGTCATTGGATGGATTTGGAACAGAAGAGTTTCTTAAGATTATTAGATTTGTAATCAAGGATGCTAATGTATTTGTGATTTCTCATAAAACTGGATTAGAAGATAAATTTGCAAATGTTGTAAAGTTTGATAAAATAAAAGGGTTTAGTAGAATGATCTAAATAATTTTATACATCATAAACCTGATGACTGGAGACAACGTGATTGACGAGGATTTTAGAAAATTTGCTGTTAAAACTCAACTAGATAATGTCTGTAAGATATTGGATGGTAAAATTCAATATTCTACTTTACTTGATCATAAAGGAGTTTTAAAAAGAAAGGTATCAATTACATATGCATACGAGGAGGAAAAGTAATGGAAGCAGTAATCTATTCTAACGGAAATCAAGAATGTGAACGTGCTAAGACGTTGTTAGAAAAACTTAACTTTCAAATATCTGTATATAAATTAAATCAACATTTTTCACAGAGAGGTTTTGTTTCTGAATTTGGTGAAGAAGCAGAATATCCACAAGTGAATGTGGGATTCAAACACATTGGTGGGTTGAAGGATGTGCTACACTATATGAAGGACAATGGTTTAATAAAATGAAGACACCAAACTGGCAACACAATTCTGGTAAAGATAAAAAAGGTAGAGGGACTTGTAAGGGTCGTCTACGATCCAGAAAAGAATCTCTCAGACAGTTGAAAAACCGTCACATGACCTCCCCTAAACGGGAGGTTTCGTCGTATATTGGATTCATCTGAAACGAACCGATGGCAGTCTCTCACGAAATCAAGTCACAACTTGCTAAACTTCTTGCTACCGAAGACTTGATGGTGGAGCACAAGAAAGTGGAGACTGCCTGCTTCAACGTTCATACACGAGTATTGACGCTTCCAATGTGGGAGAAAGCAAGCAATGAGGTGTATGACATGCTTGTCGGCCATGAAGTCGGACATGCCCTTTATACCCCTGATGAGAATTGGACTAAGGACCGTAAGATTCCACCACAGTTTGTCAATATTGTCGAAGACGTTCGTATTGAAAAACTAATGAAGCGTCGTTATGCCGGTATCAGCAAGACTTTTTATCGTGGGTATAACGAACTTGCCGATGAGGATTTTTTCTGCCTTGAAAATGAAGACGTTTCTAAGATGAATCTTGCGGATCGTGTAAATCTTTATTTCAAAATTGGTAGTTTTTGTGATATTTCTTTTCGGGAATATGATGAGATGCCTATTGTTCGTATGATTGGTGAATGTGAAACCTTTGAAGATGTTCTTTTATCTGCTGAGGTTCTCTATAAGTTTTGTAAAAAAGAACAGCAGGAGCAACCAAAAGTAAATATTCCTCAAAATCAGAATGAGCAAGAAGGTGAGAGTGAAGATACCTCTGACAAACAATCTGAACAGCAGATGGGACACTCTGATCCAGAGGATCAATCAGAGAAAGATAGTTCCGAAAAGTCTGAAGTAAATAATTCTTATAGTGATGGTAGTAATGAAGTTGAAGGTGATGAAGAACCTGAAACTAAGACCATGGATAATTTTGAGGAATCTTTGAAAGAATTGCTTGATGAAGTTGGTCGGGAGACTGCATATTATGAAATTCCCAAAGTAAATATTGATAATATTATTATTCCTAATGAGGAGATTCACAAGAATTGTGATGATACCTGGAGTGAAGTAGATTCTACAATTTTTGAATGGATAGATGTAAAGTACAATGAATTCAAACGATCCGCGCAGAAAGAGGTCAACTACCTCGTCAAAGAGTTCGAGTGCCGTAAATCTGCAGACTCTTACTCTCGTGCTACTACTAGTAGGACTGGAGTTCTTGATACGGGCAAACTACACACTTATCGATACAATGAAGACTTGTTTAAAAAAGTCTCGGTAATTCCTGACGGCAAAAATCACGGACTCGTCTTTATTTTGGACTGGTCTGGATCTATGGCTGATATCATGCTTGATACTGTCAAGCAACTTTTTAATCTTGTTTGGTTTTGTAAAAAAGTAAACATTCCTTTTGATGTCTATGCTTTTACAAATGAGTATCCAAATCAGAAATATATTGATGATTCAAAGTCATCTTCAGAATATCGTCTTGGTGTATTTTCTATGGGTAGAATGTTTTCTCTGATGAATATTCTTACCAGTAAGACAAATTCTAGAGAACTTGAAAAACAAATGGAAACTATTTTCCGTATTGTTTATTCTTTCAGAACTTACATAGACTATCCAATTCCACTTGGTATGGGTTTGTCTGGAACTCCTCTGAATGAAAGTCTCATATGTTTGCATGAAATTTTGCCTAAGTTTAAAAAAGAAAATAAACTTCAGAAAGTTCAGTGTGTCATTTTGACTGATGGTGAGGGAGCACCTCTAAAAGTTTATAAGGAAGTTCAACGTCCTTGGGAAGAGGATAGTAGAATCTGTGAAATGTGGCCGTCTGAGAATTCTTTTCTTCGTGATCGTAAGATAGGTAATACTTATAAGTTGGATAGTACATATGATCACTATGCCAACTTTACAACTGTTTTACTTAACAATCTTCGTGATCGATTGACTGATGTGAACTTTATTGGCATTCGTATTCTTCCTCCCAGGGAAATTGGATCTTTTATCGGATACTCTAAGAATTTTTCTGAGAAAGAAGAACTCATCAAAACTTGGAAAAAAGAAAAATCAATTTCTTTGACTGATACTGGTTATCACAAATACTTCGGTATTTCTGCCACAGCAATTTCTAATAACTCTGAGTTCTCTGTTGATGATTCTGCCACAAAATCACAAATCAAGAATGCATTTGCAAAAAGTTTGAAGTCTAAAAAAATGAACAAGAAGATTCTAGGAGAGTTTGTAGAACTCATTGCATGATAAATATTTTTATAGTAATAGGTAAAAAAAATGTCTAGATTTGGAGATTTATTAGGTGGACAAAAACCAGCACCTGCTCCTACTCCTGCACCAGCAATTGAAAAAGAAAGACCAGATCTTGGTTTGGATGAAACTAAGTATGATGAACTAGTGGAGGAAGAGGTTGTTGAAACTATTTCTTATGAAAGTGATGTTTCATTTGATAATATGAGTAAG